TCACTTCATGCGGCGACAGCAACTCAATCAACTTTACCTTTCCGGCTTAAAGTATATAAAGAGGCTTAATCATGTCTAACGTAATGGGTGAAATTGGTCATTCAAGTCAAAGCATCGTTATCAATCTACCAGAAAAGACACCTGACGGATGGGTGCTCATGAAAGATGGCGAGCGTCCAGGCATAGATTTTTATGCGTCCGAGAAGGGAGAGTGGTTATCTGGCCCATCTCCATCTCAAAAAGCTGTATTTATCTCTCAGGCTAAAATTGATAAATCAAAGCTGATGAGTGATGCAAGCGACAAGATAGAAACACTGAAAGACCGGATAGAGGCTGGGCAGGATAAGGCTGCTGAGTTGAAGTTGTGGAAGTCATATCGCATTGCGCTTGATGATGTTGATGTGAGTGCTGCCCCGGATATTGAGTGGCCTGTAGCGCCATAATGAAAATCTGCCGGGCCAGACAAGCCCGGTTATTTGTTAATTCGTCGCTTCTAATTCCTCGGTTTTAATCCACTCACTGCCTTCAGTAGCAATGTAATTTAACCCCGGCCTTTCTTCTGACATCTCGACATACTCATTAGGGCATGTGGGCGTAGAACTCAAATCAAGCGTGTAATAGATGGTTCCGGGTTGTGCGTAGATTTTCATTATAGCGTCCTCACTCTGAGTCGATATTGTCTTGCTGAGAAAATTGTTCCGCTGAATACATCGCCACCACTTAAAAAGTTATGTGCACTCCCTGAATATATACTGAGATATAAAACCCCGTTACCAGCCGTCTGAATGACAATCTTATCTGAATCAAATAAATACTTTGCTTTTGCACCTGCTGATGGGCCACCGTTACCCTGCGGGGCAACCATGATATTCGGTGAGTCCCATATACCATTTGCAAATACCTCAACCTCGGCCGAAACCGGTCGCCCTGGGAACGGGTTATCTATAACGATGCGTTGCCCTGCGGTAAGAGTTGGAGGTACAGCCTCAGTTCCAGAGGGATACAAAACCACGCTGGCAAAACGTGATTTTAACGTTGCAGCGGTAATAGCCTTACCGACCAATCCCGCAATAACTTCTGCATCGGTTGCGACCCCCAACTTAGCAGCGTCGCCTAAACCAAGGTTTTTTAGACTTAGATATTTACTGGTTCATTTTTCCTATAGCTTACCTGCGACAAACTTAACTTATTTTATGAGGGAAATAAGGTGCTTATAGGCTATATCAGGGTGTCAACAAGTGACCAGAATACAGAGTTACAACGCAATGCATTGATTAGTGCGAATTGCGTACAGATTTTTGAGGATAAAATAAGCGGGAAATCGTCAGACCGACCGGGCTTAAAACGTGCAATGCGTGCCATGTCCGAGGGAGATACATTGGTTGTGTGGAAACTCGATCGATTAGGGCGCAGTGTTCGCCACCTAATTGCACTGATAGAAGAGTTAAAAAGCCGTGGTGTGCATTTTCGCAGTTTGACCGATAGCATTGATACCAGTACTGCTATGGGTCGTTTTTTCTTTCATGTTATGTCTGCGCTGGCTGAGATGGAACGCGAATTAATAGTGGAGCGCACCCTTGCTGGGCTTGCAGCAGCTAGAGTCGAAGGGCGGATTGGTGGGCGTCGTAGGATAATGACAACTGAAGTGATTGCGCGGGCCAGGCGTATGTTTGCGCAGGGCGCGACACTGCATCAAGTGGCTTTGATTATTGATGTATCCCCCAAAACTATATACAAATACATTCCAGCTGGAGAGCGACGCGCTATAACGTCATAAGTAGCAAACAAAAAGCCCGCATAAATAGCGGGTGTTTTGTTGCTGCAGTACAGATAAAGCCAACTGTGTTCCCTGGTATTACAAAAAACCGAACCCCAGATCCACATCAGCCAGCATTTCGCGTAAATCCTCGCTGACTTTTTCCAGACTAAGTGAAAACTCAATCTTCCTCGCCTTGCCGTCCTTAAAAAACTCGGTGCGGGTTTCGCTGATGCCGGTTATCACAAACATGCCATAAATCCCGCCGGTGCCTTCGATTAGCGGGTAGGCTTTGCCGGTGTAGGCCATGGTGCGCAGTGCTGCCAGCGATACATCGCCGCCGGTCACTTCTGGGTACAGCGTCCCACCCAGCGTAATTTTATCTTCGCCGGGGCCGATATATTGATAGCGTGGCGACTTCCCTACCCGACTGTTACTAACATGCCTGAAGGTGCTTTCCTGCCCCAGATTCTGATAAGGCGCGGTGCGCAGTTCAAACACAAACAACCCGAAAACCATCATCATGATTACTGCTCCCTGTCGGTAAAGGTGGAACGGCGGCGGGACTCTTTCTGGCGCTGTAGCGTGGCGATTTTGTCATACAGCATATTGACCAGTTTATTCTCATCTATGCTGGCCGCCTGCTGACCTTCCAGCTTGATCGTGATGTCGTAGCGATCACCTTCATAGGAAATCGGGCCACTGTTTCGCTGTGCACTGAGCGGTTTTCTCGCCAGTTGTGGAATATCACCGGCCAGTGATAACGCGTCAAAATCATTCCCCGGTGCGATCATGTCTCGCGTGCGGGCCAGCATATCGCTGGCGCTCTGCTGCATTCTTGCCAACAGGCCAGGCTGTGCCGCTGCTTTTGCCGGGGCGGATAAATAGGGTGAGGCCAGCGGTAGATAATCCGGTACATTTTTAAACACGATATCGCCCAGCTTATCGCGCGTGTTATCCGCGGCTGTTGTGGCCGGTGAACTGCTGGCGAGGCTGTCACCGTTGCCTTTTTTCTTTTTGCTGCGGTCAACAGCACCGTAAATGGACGGGGCCGCCGTGGGGCTGCTGGCTATCGGTGACGCCGCCGCGTTTGCCATAGCGCTGCTGTTTCCAGCGACCGGCTTATCAGGACTCCACGACCAGGCGGATTTTGCTGCCACCATTTTTTTTAGTACCGGATCCCATTCATACATCACCGGCGCTTTTGGCCCATTCATTGCCGCCACCGCACCGCTGGCCGCGTCCGCTGCTTTCGGGATAGCACCCAGTTTTTCCAGTAACCAGCCTAGCCCCTTCGCCAGTTGTTCAACCGGCCAGAACAACCCGCTGATCACCGCGCCAACCACCTCGCCAAAGGTTTTACCGGCATTGGTTGCCGCTTCCAGCGAGGATTTCGACGATTCGACCGGCGAAAGCAACTGGGTAAACCAGTTCCACACCCGACCAATCGCGCTACCGATACCGTCAAAAATCGGAGCCAACGGTGCAAAAGCTTCTCTGACGGGTCTTAACCCTTCGATTAACCCGGTAAAGAAACCGCTGAAAAATGCCTTTATCGGCTCCCAATATTTATAAATCAGGATGCCAGCCCCGACCAATGCGGCAACCAGCAGCCCGATAGGGCTTAACAGAAAACCAATCACAGACCCCAGCGCACCAAACACCGTGCCGCCGATGCTGCCCAACAAGCGAAGTGGTGAGGTCGCCACCCATTTCAGCATATTGCCAAGACGACCCAGCGCGACACCCGGCTGACTAAAGGCGGTAAACATTGCCGAACCAGCACGACCAGAGGCATTGGACAGTGCCATCTGGGCATTAGAACCCAATAGCGCCATTTTCGACCGTAAACCGCCCAGCGCAGAACCGGCCACGCTGGCACTGGTACGCCAGGATAATAGCGCCGGAGACACCCGCAATAAGTTGGGCACCAGCCGACTGATCCCACCGGTTAGCCAGCTAAATTTCGGCAGCAATAAACCTAATCCTCCGTTACCGGCCAATAACGAGAACCCCAGCCGCAGGGCCAACATCGGCCCCAATAACGCTGCCGCAGCCAGTGCCAATCCGCCCAGCGTAATGGTGGCAATCGACAGTGTCGCCACCACTTTCATGATGGTGCCTGCCAGTTTGGGGTTAGCTTCCACCCAACGACGCACGCCGCCAATCATGTTTTTTAATGTCTCGACCACCTCCAGCATGGGGGAGCGCAAGGTTTCCCCCATCGAACTGAGGGCGTTTCCGCCGCCAGATTTCAACAGCTGCAATTGCGCGGATATCGAGTCTTTATCAATATCAGACTCTTTTTGCATTGAACCTTTCGCGCCCGCCGAACTGGTCAGGGCGAGTTGCCTGTCCAACTCATCGATATTGTTCACCAGCTTGGCGGCATCTTTACCGAAGTCTTTACCAAACAGCTGAGTGAGTACCCGCAGCCGGTCAACATCGGGCAGTTTCTTAACTGCGCCCAGCACTTCGCGAATGGTGCCCATCGCATCGACCGACATCGCCTTTTCTATCTTGCTTTCATCCATGCCCAGCGCATCCAGCCCGGCGAGAAACTTATCGCTTTGCATGGTGGCAATCGACAGTTCGCGCACCATAGCATTAGCGGCACTGGCGGCAATTTCAGACTGCGCCCCCAATGACAGGAAGGTCGAACCCAGCGCGGCCGCCTGCTTGTAGTTAAGCCGGTCAGCCACGCCGCCCATGCGTTGCAGCACATCAATGATATCCGCGCCTTTTGACTGGGCGTTATCATCCAGATAGTTCAGGGCATCACCCAACTGCTCAATATCTTTCGCTGGGATCTTATACAGCCCGGAGATTTTACCGAGGCTTTCGGCTAGTTCACCGGCGGGCAGTTCAAAGGCTTTAGATGCTTTGGCGGAGACGTTGGCAAAGTCCAACAGTTCTTTTTTCTGTTGCGCCCAGTCGGCACCCTCGGTTGCCACGCCCATGCGCGCGCCACCTTCGACCAATGCGGCAAAGTCCGCCGCGCCCCCCGGCAAGGGGGCTTGCTCGGCCGCGTCTTTAATGGCGTTTTGCATTTCATAAAATTGTGCGGTGCGCTGGCCGTTATCGTCCCGCAGGCCATTAACCTGTTTCGCAACCCCCTTCATGGCATCTTCCATGCCGGTGTAACTCTTCAGCGCCAGCGCCACCGGGGCCGCCATCACTGCACCGGTGGCAAGTGCCGTCATGCCGCCGGATTGCAACTTGCCGCGCAACTCCTGCCCGCGATCATAGCTGGCCCGCGCCGCTGCCACCCGTTTTAGCCGCTGCTCTTGCAGTTGCAACTGACGATTATATTGGGCGGTACGCTGGGTGATTTGCTCAGTGGCGGTGCTATTACTGGCAACCGAAACACCATGCTGGTAAAGACTGGCGCGCAGTTCAGCCAGTCGCCGCACTTCAACGGTCTGCTTTTCCTGCAACTTACCCAGGCGGCTGTCCCACTTTTGCACAGCGGCGATCTGCTTCTGGGTAGGATTGTCGAGGGATTTGACCGCATCAGAGGCCCGGCGCAATTTCTCAATGCGGGCGGCGGCTTTATTACTGGACTCGGCCAACTTGTCGAAACTGGCGGCCTGTTTGGGTAAGTCGCGCAGATTGTCGCGCGTGGCTTTGATTTGCCGCCCTAGTGCGGCGGTACTTTTCTGAGCAGCATTAAAAGGTTGAGTCAGATTATTGACCGCCCCTAAAGCCACTTTTATCGATAGGTTGCGGTCAGTCATGACTTATTCTTCCGTGGTTCCCCAGCGTACCGCAGCACGCTCACGCCAGGCTAAAAGGTCGGGCACGGTCATTGCCCAGAGATCGGACAATGACCAGTGAAAAACAAAAGCGACATCAGCGATCACATCTTCTATTTGGCTAAATCCAAATTCGCGGGAGGGGTTTCCGTGGTCGTCGAATCCCCCTCCGAGGCTGGTTGTAAAAAAGTAACAACCTCTTGCGCCAGTTGGGAGAAGTCCCAGGTATCCATCGTGACCAGTTCAATCTCGGTCAGGGCTGGAGAAGTTACACGCGGCAACAGCTTAATCAGGGCGTTAACATCGGTGGTAATAATGTCGTACATTTTCAGGCCACGTAAGGAACCGGCCTGTTTCAGCGCGCCAGTCAAAGAAACCTCTTTAATAACTGACTTGCCGCGCTTGATCGGAGTTTGTAAAACAATGGTATTCGACATAAATAAATTCCCAGATTAGAGGCCAATGTTAGCGCGGTGTTGTTCCAGCATATCCACACCGTTCACTCGGTAGATCATGTTCAGGACATCCAACTCGAACAGTTCTTCGTTGTTTGCCACTATCTTGCAGTAGGTGTTTTTCAGCGTGTATTTATGGCTGGTATCATCACCCTGTTTCGCACTACCGGGATCGTGTTCGGTATAACGGCCGCGCGTCTGAATTTCCAGCGGGATAGCCTCGCCGGTATCCTCCGCCTGATAGGAGCCAGCAAAGCGGAACTGCACCCCGTCAGCGGTCGGCGTGCCCCACAGTTTCAGTAATTCAGGGGCCAGCCCGCCGAGGGTTAATTCCATGTCCAACGCGCCCGCCTCAAAGCCGAGATCTACCGCGACCGAACCGGGCATACCTGCGCCCTGATAATCTTCCGTCTTAATAGTCAGCTTCGGCAGCGTCAGTTCCGAGGCTTGCCCCAGATAGCTGTCGCCATTGACGTAGACGTTGAAATACTTAAGTTTTCTTGGCAATGCCATAGTGATAACCCTTAGCTATTGACGGCATTCGCAAAACTCGCGAAATATTCGTCGGTGAATTCCTGAATCAATCCCAGATTTTCCAACGGTGGCACCGGGGTGTAGTTGTAGCGAATGGTCAACTTGCCCAGCTTCAGCGTGTCGGTGCTGTTGGCGTCGGTGTCATACCAGCAGCGAGCACCCAGCAGCCGACCGGCGGTAACATAGGCCGACAATTTGCGGTTGATACCGTCGATAACATCTTTCGCCAGTGACGGCGTTAACGGCTTGTCGATGTAGTAAAAAAGGGCTTCCGCAATGGTATCCATCAGGATCTGCGCGGTGCGGGTATAGCTTTCGAAAATAAACACCTCTTCCTCGCAGGTGCGGGAACCCCAGAAGCGAAAGCCTTTTTGCTTGATCAGCGTGGTGATGTGGTTGCTGTTCAGCTCGTCGGCGTCAGTGTCTTTACCTTGCAGGGAAAAATAGATATCTGCCGAAGTGCCCAGCACACCATCGACCGCCACGTTGGACAGGGTTTTATGCCAGCCAATATCCGCGTCAATCTTGGCGCGCAACCCCAACGCATAAGCCGGTGCGGGCACCACAACGTTGCTCTCGGCTTCGCTGTCATAGGCCAGCCAGTCGGGATAAATCACCATCACTTCGCGCTGAATAAAGTTCTTGCGGTAAATTTTGGCCTCGGCAATGGTTTTGCAGCCGTTGGCACTGATATAAGCAAACGCCTTCAGTTCGCGGGCAAAAATGGCAATTTGATTCGCCACTGCCAAGGTATCCAGCCCCGGCGCACCGATAATGCGCGGCTTCACGCCAACGCGCATTTCAGCAACCAACAAGGCATAAAGACCGGTATAAAGTCCGTTCTCATCCACGCCGCCGATCACATTGGTTTCGGTGCTCTTTTCGCCCTCTTCCGTACCGCCTTCCGCCACACGGACAACCACCGTTTGCGGGCTAGCCTGATCAGAAATGGCTTTCAGGGTTTGACGCAATGTGCCGGTTTTTCCTGCTTTGCCGAGGAAGTTTTTAACCCGCGTCAGCAATACCGGCGTATTCAGCGGAAAGGTGGCGGCATCAGCATCGTCCGCCGTACAGACCACACCAATCACGGCGGAGTCGATATCGTTAATGATGGTCGAGGTGTCAGTGGTTTCCTCACCGCTCACACCGTGGTGATAATTTGTTGCCATTGGGGTACGCTCCGAAAAGGATTAATCCTTGCCGAAATCATCAACCAACCTCGCGCGTAAATCATCGCTTGCTTGTTGTATCAGGGCTGACACAGTAAACAGCGGTTTGTCTGCGCGTCATTTCCCCGCAAAATTACCCCATGCAATTACTCCCGGACGACCTCACCCCACGCCCCGCCTTTGATATCAAAATAGGCGGTAAAACCCAGACCACGGTTAACGACCGGTTGATCAGCTTAACGCTGACCGATAACCGCGGATTTGAAGCCGATATGCTGGAATTGGTCATTGATGACGCTGACCAGAAAGTCGCCTTGCCTAAACGTGGGGCACAGATTGATATTGCGCTGGGCTGGAAAGGTGAACCGCTGATCAGTAAGGGCCGCTTTACCGTGGATGAAATCAGCCATACTGGCCCGCCGGATCAGCTGATTGTCACTGCCCGCAGTGCTGATTTTCGCGATACCTTCAATGTGAAACGGGAGTACAGCTGGCACGATATTACCGTCGGCAAAGTGGTTGCCAGTATTGCCTCGCGCTATGACCTGAAAGCGGGCGTCAGTGAGGATTTAGGGAAAATAGAGATCGACCACGCCGACCAGACCAGCGAGTCAGATATCAGTTTTTTAACCCGCATGGCGGAAAAGCTCGGCGCAATTACCACCATCAAAAACGGCATGTTGTTATTCATGCACCCAGGGCGCGCGGTATCGCAAAGCGGCAAGCTGTTACCGGCCATTACCATCACCCGCGCCAGTGGTGACAAACACAGCTTTCGGGTGGCTGACCGTGACGCCTATACCGGCGTTACCGCTTACTGGCTGGATCTCAATTACGGCAAGCCACAAAAAACCAGTATTCGCCGCAAGCGGAAAAGCAAAACACCGCCAAAAGTAAAGACTCCGGCATCGACCAGCAAAGAGGGAAACTATCTGGAAGGTGTCGAGGGTAATGTCTTTGTGATGCGGGAAACATTCAAGACAGAACGGGCCGCCCGTCGCGCCGCTGCCGCGCGTTGGTCGAAACTGCAACGCGGTGCAGCAGAATTCACCATGACACTGGCACGCGGTCGTGCTGACTTATTTCCAGAACTGCCCGCTGTCATGCAAGGCTTTAAGCCGGAGATTGATCAGGCCGATTGGATCATTACCCAGGTCACCCACACCATCGGCGATAATGGCTTCACTACCGCGCTGAATTTTGAAGTGAAAATTACCGATTTGGATATGGCCGGAGAGGAAACAGAGTAAAAGAATTCAGGGAATGAATAGGTTATACTTTAGCCAAGCACGAAAAGGTTGGAGTTATTATCATGATGTCATGCCCACAATGTGGTGCCGTCACCCGCACCCGTACCAGCAGAATGATAACCGTCAATACCAAAGAGAATTATCACCAGTGTCAAAACCTGCTTTGCAGCTGTACCTTCACCACACTGCAATCAGTCGATAAAATCCTGTCCCGCCCCAGCCGTAATAACACCGCAACCCTACCCCGCGATCTGTTTCTGCCAGGGCATCTGGGTGATGACCAGTTTGATCTCGCCTTTTAA